CAGGCATTCAGAAACATCGGCGTGCCATAGGTATTGCGATGACTGCGATGGGCGCTGCCATCACTGGTATTGCTGTATTGTCCGTTAAATCATCCCTAGACCAGCAAGTGGGTATTAACCGATTAGACCAGTCATTGAAGAATGTTGGAACCAGTTACGCGAACCAGAAAATCCAGATAGAAAAAGTTGTTGCTGCCCAGCAACTAAAAACAAACTATGGCGACGAAGCCCAGAGGGAAGCCCTGCAAAAACTGGTTACCATTGGCGGCAAGTGGGAAGGCTCGTTAGCGGCTTTGAAGATTACCACTGACGTTGCTGCTGGGGCCAACATAGACTTGAACGCTGCTGCCTTGTTGGTAGGTAAGGCGATTGCTGGGGAAACCTCCAGCCTCTCTCGATATGGGATTACCTTGGAAGAGGGCGCAACTCAAACCGAAATCATGGCAAAATTGACCAAACAATTCGGCGGTGCTGCCGAAGCTGCTGCTGACCCTATAACCCAAATGAAGAATCGGATGGGCGATTTATTCCAAGTGATTGGCGATGCATTATTGCCAATCATAGAAAAATTAGTGCCGATGATTGAAGGCATGATACGGCAGGTTATCGAATGGGCAGAGGCTCACCCAACCCTAACTAGAGTATTGGCAATAGTCGTTACGGCATTGGGCGGGTTGATGTTGGTTCTGGGGCCAGTGCTGCTGATTTTGCCTCAACTGGTTATAGGACTGGGGATTTTTAGAGTTGCTATCATGGGAGTGGGGAAGGCCATCGCTGCCAATCCCATCGGGGCGATTCTCACAGTCCTGACAACTCTGGCATTAGTTGTCCTGCCATTGGTGCTGAAGAATTGGGAGTCAATCTGGAATAACATCCAGAAGTTCAGCCAAATGGCAGCTAACTTCATCATCGGCATCCTCAATAAATTGACATTTATTTGGCGCAATCAGGTCGCGCTAATTTTGGATTTCGTGGGCAAGCTACTTGGCGTGGCCTCCAAACTGCCTTGGGTTGGGGATAAGTTCAAGGCTGCAAGCGAGATGATAGATTTGGTTTCTGAGAAGTTGCAGGACGGCATTCCTGAAGTTGATTTCTACACTGAGAAGCAGGCAGAACTCCAAGAGGGGATGAAGGAAACTGCTGATGAGGCGGCTGATACTGCAAAGGTTCAGCAAGAGTCTATAACTCGCACTGCCGATGTCATTGAGCGTCAGAGTGGAGTCATCATGGATAGCTGGCATGGCATGGGGATGGTTAACGAAGAACTTGCCACTGCAACTGAGGAAGGCTTTGAGCGGATGCGGATTGCCGCAGAAGAAGCAGCGGCAACGTTAGCGGAATCTTCACGATTGCGGGAAGTTATTAGTGATTTGAACAAGCAGGCTGCGCTGGAAGAGGCGCAGGCAGAGGTTGAAGCGCAGAAGATAAAGTCTGATGCTTTTATCCAAGGCGTAAAAGATAAATTAAAAGCCAAAGAGCAGGAAGAAGCATCGCAGGACAGGTCATTAGACAAGTTGCGAGCTAATCTTGATGCAACTAACATCGCCTGGAAAGAATCTGGGCGAGACATGGAGGACGTTGTTAAGGCATGGTCTAAAACGATGGACATCAGTATCGAAGAAGTCCTAGCGGAATTTGACAGGCTTAATATTGATACGAACAACGTCAAGGAAACTTTACGGATATTTACGAGGGAGACAGGGGCAGATTTTCTGCAATGGGCCGATGATGTTGATGCGGCTACGCAAAAGGCTTCCGAAGCATTGGCGCGTTCCGCAGAGGCAGCGGAGGCCAAAGCTAGGCGCGAACAGGAAAGTCTCGAAGCGCAGATTTTAAAATTTGAGGGCATCACTGTCGGCGGCAAGACCGTGGAGGAATTTAGGCAAGGCGGGTTCCACGAAACCAACGTTGAAAATATTTTCGGCAAGGAACTGCGGCGGCTGGAACAACTGGCGCTTGACCTCGTAGGCCAAGCTGAAGATACGGCAGCACGGTTGAGTGACATCGGAGGGCGTATAGCAACGGCAGAAGTTGGTAGCGCTCAAGAGGCAATACGCTTCCAACTAGGGGGGCGTTCTGTCGGCACTGGGCAAACTACTGTGCTGGGGGCATACCAATCCGCAGTTAAGGGGCAGTTGCCAGGAGGCAGATTCGCAAAAGGCGAGGGCTTACTGGATGCCATCCTTGCGGCTAACCCTGATGCAGCTTTGGGGTCAAAGGGGGCTATTGAAGCGGCAGGCTTGGGGGAG